CCCGGCGCGAAGTCAGCCAGCCCGGACAGATCAGCCGCGAGCACTTTAACCAGCTCCGACAGGTCCGCCGGATATCTCACCGTGAGGCGCAGGTTGCCCCATGTCACGCTCAGGCGGGCCATTGCGTCACGCCCTTGCGGATATTCAGCGTGCCGCGCGCGGCCGTCAGCGCCAGCCCGCCAATCTCGATCAGCAGGTCGAAGCGGTACAGCCCCGGCGTGACGTCAGCCATTGTGTCGCGATCAACTTCAAGCTCGAACTCGCCGGCCGCCGCATCGGTGACGGTCAAGCCCGAGCCGACCGACAGGCTCAGCGCCGCCGCGCCTGCGCGGTCGCGCACATCCATGCGGATCGTCGCGCCCGACAGCGCCAGCGCATCGCCTGCGGCATCGACCGCCTCAAACTCCTGGCGCCAGTCAGCGTTGGTCGCGGCCTCCAGATTGAGCGTTGTCATCGCCGAATCCTTAGCTGATCGAGACCGTCAAATCGCCGACCGGGATTTTCACCGGGTTGCCAGCCGTGATGGTTTGGGTGCCGCCGGTCAGCGCGTCGCTTGCCAGCAGCGTGCCAGCCGTGGCCGCGTCATAGATCGCGAGGTGCGACACGCTCGCGCCGCCATCGGCGTTGCCAAAGTCGATCTCGGTGTCACTGGCCGCCTCGCCCGCGTTGGTGGTGCCGGCGGCCTCCATATTCGCGGTCAGCGCCAGCCGGCCACCTGGGCGGATCGTCGTGGTGACTTCGGTGCCCGCGCCTTGCGGGTCGCCGTCGAACAACGCGACATAGCGCGTGCCGGATGCCGGGGCCGGATCGGATTTGCCGATGATCCAGTCCACGAGTTGGTTGCGGATTGCGTCGGGGATATCAGGCATGTGTGTTTCTCCGTTTTAAGTTTCCGGGCCACATCCCCCGGATCGGGGTCCGGGGCAGGCGTGGCCCGGTTACGCGCTAAGCGCGGCGGCCGGTCGGCCTTACAGCGCGGCAGGCCGCGCTGGGGTGCATAAAGCTGACGTGGGAACTCCCCAGCCCCGCCGCTGGCGGGGCTGAGCGCGCGACTGCGCGCCGCGGCTTAGCCGCGTAAACGACGGGACGGATGTCCCGTCGAAGACACAAAAGATAACACCCCGACGATCCGCCGGGTCCACCACGAGGACAGGTTGATCTCGACCACGCCCACGCCTTCCTGCGAGTGGATCATGCGCATGGGCGTCGGCCCGATCGCTTCGGTGACAATCCCGGCATGCTTGGCGATCGCGCCCTTTCGCATCCGGAATGCCAGCACGTCGCCGGGCGTAACGTCTTGCCAGGGCGGAACCTCGGTCAGATGCCGCCGCGCCGCGTCGAGCAGCGTTTCCTCCCCGCGCATCTCGCCCCAGTCGCGCGAATAGGTCGGCGGCGTCTCGGCCTCGCGGCCCATCACCTCGGCATAAACCCCGCGGATCAGCCCGAGGCAGTCGCAGCCCGCGCCCTTCACTGCCGCCTGATGGTGATATGGCGTGCCCAGCCAGCCGCGCGCCGCCGCGACGACGCAGGGGCGGATGTTGTGCCCCATCACAATCTCACCTCCACGATCGGGATATTCGGGATTTCGCCGTGGCTGAAGCGCTCAAGGCTCACCTCCAGCCGGTCGGTGTCGAAGCGCGCGGGCACGTCGAACCAGAAGCCCGCGGTGACCAACACGCCGCTGCCGGGCGCGCTGGTGAAGCTGATCACGCCGGTCGTCGCGTCGAGCGTGTAATCCGCGCCTTCGGCCTGTTCCGTGCCGTCGAGCGCAACCTTGATCGTGCCCGCGATCGGCTTCTTGATGTCGCGCGTCCACGGGGCGAAGTCGCTGCCATAGATCTTGACGAGCTGGAAGTCGGTCTCGCTCGCGTCGCCGGTGCCGATTGCCTGGTCGGTCGCGGCTATGCCTGAGCCCGGCGCGCCGGAGCGGTAGTCCGACCAGTCGCGCCAGCGAAATCCGTGCAGCTGGCCGCGCCGCTCCTCAAAAAACGCGATCACGTCATAAAGATCGCCGACCCCGCGCACGCCATAGCCTGCATCGTAGCGCCGGCGGCTGTCGGCCCAGCGCTGGTTGCGCTCTTCAAAGCCCGAGCCAAGCGTGACGATCTCGGTGCGCCGTTCCGGCCCGCCCGAAGCGCCGCGCGAGATATCGGTCGGGAAGCGGATTTCGTGAAAGGACATCAGTTATTCCTTTCCGAAGCGCATCCGCGCTTCGGTTTCGCGCGACGCGCGGCGGCCAGGGCACCCCATGAAAGTAGGTACTTTGATGGGGACCCCGCCGGTCGGCCTCGCCGCCCTTCGGGCGGATGGGCGGCTATACGATAGGCTATCGAAAGCCATCACAAATTCCGCTGCCCCCGCGCCGCCGCGCGGGCGATCTGCGCGCCGATCTCGCCGCGATTGCGCCGGAAGCCCTCGACATCGGGCGTCGAGATATTGACGGTAATGTTCGTCTGCGCCGGCCCACTATCGGCGCGCACACCGAGGCGCCCATCGCGTCCACGCGCGAGCGGCAAAATCGCCTCCGGCCCGGCTTCGCCGGCAAGCCCCATGCGCCCGCCGCGCAGCGGGAACCCAACCGGCGCGCTGATGACGCCGCCATCGGCGAACGGCACCGGCATCGCCTGTTGCACGACGCCGCCCTTGGCGAACGGCAGCACGCCGCCCGCCAGCCCGCCGAACAGCCCGCCGACCGCGCTTTCGATTGGCTTGAACGCCGAGCGCAGCGCCAGACGCGACAGATCGAGCGCAAGGTTTTGCAGGACCCCGCGCAGGCCTTCGCCGTCCAGCGCCACCGCCTCCATCGAGCGGCTCATCCGCCCGGCGAACCGCTCGCCCAGGCTCTCCAGCTCCTTGAGGCGCGCGCGCGCATCATCCGTGCGCGCCGAGACCTCAATCGCCAGATCGGCAACCGTTTCAGCCATGTGATCCTCTGTCCGGGAAGCGCGCCATCAGCGCGTTGAAACTCTCGCGACTCATCGGTGCACTAGCCCCGTCGCCAACCAGCCCGGAAATCGCGCGAGCCAGCTCCACCGGGGTCATTGCCCAGAAGTCGCGCGGCGGCAGGCGCAGCACGCCTAGTCCGATCGCCATCGCCTCGGCCCACGGGAACGGGCGCGGCCTATCGCTCATTCTGCGGCGCGCCGAAGGTCGCGTTGAGCAGCCGGGCGACAATGTCGACGAAGCCAGCCGCACCACCCGGCACGGGCAGTTTCGCCACCTCGTCCTCGCTCACCTCGTGGCCCGCCCCGCGCAGGCCCGCGCATATGACCGTGAGCGCGTCACCCGCGCTGATCCGGCCCGTCTGAAACCGCTCCGCCAGCGCCAGCATGTCGCTTTCGCCGAAGGCGTGCTCCAGTTCGGCCAGCGCGCCCAGCGTCAGGCACAGCGTGTAGGGCACGCCGCCGAGCACCGCTTCGATTTCGCCGCGATGGGGGTTCACCATGCTACGCTCCCGTGAAGCTGAGCTGGCCGGCCGATTCCAGTGCCAGATCGAACGTCATCTCGCCGTCATGCTGGCCGGCATATTCCAGCGTGGTGACCTGAAACGGCCCCTCGACCGTGCCGAAATCGGGCACGATCACCTGCCAATCGGCTTGCGCGCCGTCGAAGAACATCGCGCGCACGGTCTCGTCGGATTGCGCGTCCTTGAACACGCCGTTGCCCGAGAGCCGCGCGGTTTTCAGGCTCGCGCCGGCGAGCAGTTCGCGCCACTGCCCCGCGGATTCGGTGTTGGTGATGTCGACGGTCGCGGCGTTGAAGGCGAGCGTGCGCGCGCGCAGACCCGCGACGGTTATGAAACTGCCAGCGCCGTCGCTGTCGACCTTCAAAAGCAAATCCTTGCCCTTCTGGGCGCTCATGGGTCTCTCCTTATTGCTGGATCAAGCCGGTTCGGTCACGGCGCGGAAGCGCGCCACGCCGTGATAGGTCTCGCCGTCGTCGTCGCGGCGCACCTCGAAGCTCTGGCAGCGCAGGTTGACGAGCTGCGCGCCGTTCAGGCTGAGCGCCGCGTCATGCAGGATCGCGCGCACCGCGTCGATCACCTCATAGGCTTGGCGTTTGCCCGCGTAGCGGGACCAGACATGCACATCGAGGCGGTGCTCCAGCCCCGGCTCGGTGCCGGTGCTCCAATCGCTTACCGAGGCGGTGCCGAGCGTGATGAACGGGAACGGCGTGTCCTGCGGCACATC